CACTCGAAAACAATAATTTGACATTGACAGAAGATATGATAAACAAAGTTTGTTCTTTAGATGATCCAAATTGTTTGACATGTAGTTCATAGAACTACATCACAAAATTCAAGGTGGTATATTTATATGAAACCCATCAGTCTTCAACCGATGGAATAAAAGATGGGAATTGATTGTAAAAAAAACCAAATGAAAAACATCCAAATTAAAGGATATAAACAAACATCGTCAGGAACTGACGATTACAGACGTGGAGATGAAATAAGACCAACTATTGTTGGTACAATCAATGAAGCGTCCAAAATTCTGAACTTAGTTTCAGAATCCCAATCATCTTTAGTGGTTGGGTAGTTCAAACGTATGGCTCAAGGAAAGACATATGGAATAAGTTTTCCATTCGTGGATAGTATGGAAGGTAAGTATTTGGAGTTAACTGAATATGTTGCTGAAGAAATCCGAACGAATCTTATTCATCTTTTACTCACAAGAAAAGGTAGTAGATATTTTCTACCGAATTTTGGGACTAGATTGTATGAATACATTTTTCAACCAATGGACGGACCCACCTTTTCTGAAATTGAATCTGAGATACGAGACTCTGTACAACAATTTTTACCCAACTTACAAATCACAAATATAGTCATACAGGCAGCTTCCGATGAAGCTGCTGGTATGACAGTGACAACTGCGGGAAACGTGGTTAATCCTGAGTTATCAATACCAAATCAAAATGTCTCAGAATATACAGCTAAAGTTAGAATTGATTACGCAATTTCTAACGATATCTTTAATTCTAAAGATTTTGTAATTATTAATATCTAATATGGCTGAAAGAAAAATATCATACACTGCGAGAGATTTTGTAACTATAAGACAGGAACTCATCAATTATACAAGGACATATTATCCTGAGTTAATTGACAACTTTAACGACGCTGCCGTATTTTCGGTATTTCTAGATCTTAACGCTGCGGTTGCGGACAATCTTCACTATAATATAGACAGAAGTATTCAGGAGACCGTACTTCAATTTGCACAACAAAGATCATCAATTTACAATATAGCAAGGACATATGGGTTGAAAATTCCAGGTCAAAGACCTTCAGTTGCGTTGGTTGATTTTTCGATAACGGTACCTGCTTTTGGGGACAAAGAAGATGAACGGTACTTAGGTATTCTAAGAAGGGGAAGTCAAGTAATTGGCGCAGGTCAAATATTTGAAACGGTATATGACGTTAATTTTGCATCACCTTTCAATGTTGATGGGATTCCCAATAGGTTGAAAATACCTAATTTCGATGTAAATAATAACCTAATTAATTACACAATAACCAAAAGAGAAACTGTAGTTAATGGGATTACAAAGGTCTTCAAAAGAACCATTCTTCCAAATGATGTAACACCCTTCTTTAGTTTTTTCTTACCTGAAAAAAATGTCTTAGGGATTACATCGATGATACAAAAGCCTGGAACTGCGTATTCGAATATTCCATCGGATCAAGAATTTTTAGGCGCTCAAGGTAGATGGTATGAAGTCCCAGCGTTGGCTGAGAGTCGCATATTTGTTGAGGATCCATCAAAACCATCCGATGATCCAGCAATCAAAGTAGGTGTATACATTGAAACTCAAAACAGGTTTATCACAGAATACACACCCGAGGGTTTTTATAAAATTACTTTTGGCGGAGGTACTAACACTGCGGATGACCAACTTAGAGAATTTACCGCTTTAGATGTACCACTCAAGGTACAACGATATCAAAATAACTCACTAGCGTTGGGGGCTATACCACAAGCAAATTCGACGTTATTTATTCAATATAGAATCGGTGGTGGACTTGGTACAAATTTGGGGGTCAATGTAATTAATCAAATTGGGTCTGTAAATTTCTTTGTAAATGGTCCATCTGAGACAATCAATACCCAAGTAGTTAATTCTTTGGTTTGTAACAACCCAACTGCGGCTATAGGAGGTGCAGGATACCCATCAACGGAGGAAATTAGAAATTACGTAACATACAATTTTAGTGCTCAAAATAGAGCGGTAACAATCCAGGATTATGAAGCGGTTTTAAGAAATATGCCACCACAATTTGGTGCACCTGCAAAAGTTTCAATAACTGAAAATAATAATAAGATAAATGTTAGTGTTTTGTCTTATGATCAAAATGGTAAATTAATTCCTGAGGTATCTCAAACTTTGAAAAATAACATTGCTGAATATCTTTCAAACTACAGAATGATAAATGATTATGTTACAATCGGTAGTGCTCAGGTTATCGATATCGCAATAGATACTTCAGTGGTCTTAGATGCGTCACAAAATCAGGGAGTTGTTATCACTAATATAATTGATAAGATCTCAACATTTTTCAGTCCCGCCATTAGAGGTATGGGACAAAATATAGTACTATCGGAACTTTATAGAATCATACAAAATGAAAATGGAGTATTGAGTATAAACGACATTTCAGTTTTTGGAAGAGTTGGTGGACAATATTCATCCGCACAAACTTCAATGCCATATGCAAATTCTGAAACTAAAAAAATATCTTTGGTTGATAATACAATTTTTGCAGAACCAAATCAAATTTATCAAATCAGATTTCCAAATAGGGATATCACTGTAAGAACCAAAAACTACCAGTCAATTATTTTGACGTAAGAATTCACTTATAGATTCGTACAACTACATTTTGAAAAATAGTAGTATTACTATTTATCAAAAAAAGACATTTCTATGTCCAATAGTTACAGAATCAGAACCCAGGTAGGGGTAGACAAACAAATCAATATTCAATTGGATCAAGATTTTGACCAATTAGAAATTTTATCTTTGAAGATTCGACAAGAAGAGGCATATCCACGTTTTTGTGCGGATTACGGAGTTGTTGCGGGGAGAGTTATCGTAAATGATGGATTTGGTGTTCCAAATGTTAAGATAAGTATATTTGTACCTATAGATCAAGTTGACTTACAAAATCCGATAATATCGACTTTATATCCGTATAGAGATGTAACAGATGTTAATGATGATGGTTATAGATACAATCTTTTACCATACGATAAACAACATGGTGGTCACACACCAACAGGTACTTTTCCCTCGAAACAAGACATCATTACCAATCCAGCACTGATAGAAATATACGATAAATATTACAAATATACTGTTAAAACCAATGCTAGTGGGGATTTTCTAATAATGGGGGTACCACTTGGTGAACAAAAATTGGTCATGGATTGTGATTTATCTGACATCGGACCGTTCTCATTAGCACCACAAGATTTAGTTGACATAGGACTTGCAACACCTGAAGAGATAGACGGTAACAAATTTCCATCATCTAACAATCTAGACTTACTACCACAGATAATCAATCAAGTAAAAACAATTCAAGTTCAACCTTTTTGGGGTGATCCTGAAACCTGTCAAATAAGGATTACACGAGAAGATTTTAACTTACTTGATTCAGGAGTTAAAATTATACCTTCAGCCATTTTTATGGGATCTTTGTTTTCCAATGTAGATGAACAAAGCTTAAGTAAAAGATGTAGACCTAAAAATGGGATTGGTAAACTTTGTAACCTAACAAGTGGTCCTGGTGAAATAGTTGCGGTTCGTCAAACAATTTTCAATGATGAAAATGGGTATCCTATTCTAGAACAAGCTGAACTACCGAATGGTGGTAAAGTTATTGATGTTGACGGTACATTCGTTTTTAATGTTCCTATGAATATGGATTACGTAACAACTAACGAATTTGGAGAACAAATCATTAGTTTGGATCCATCTGTCGGTATTCCAACATCAGGAAAATATCGTTTCAAAATTAAGTATGATCAACCACCAACTTTTCAAAAAAGAGAAATCAGACGAGGTTATTATTTGGTACCAAATATAAAAGAGTATGGATGGTCTGTATCACAAACCGATCCCGCCTACAATATTAGTACTAACTCAACGGAGTATAAAAAATTCCAAAGTTCATATTATTTTGGACTAGATTGGAGTGGTTATACAAACGGATTTACAATAACTAACAATGAATTTATAGATAGGATGACCGAGATGGTAAATTGTCAAGACACATTTTATCAACTCAAATATAGAAAAGTTTACACAACTGCAGCCTTAATAGATAATTTTAAAAGTGGTGATTTTGTAAATAGATTTGTAGCCATCAAAGATATTACTGATGAAACTTGTGAAGGTACAATCAATAAATTTCCATCGACCGATGCAAATTATAAATTTGATTTTATTTTTTTTGTTGCAAATATCTTATTAACTATTTTAGGTCCGATATTACTTGTCCTTATTGTTCAACTACATGTACTTTCATTATTACTAACATTCATCAGAGAATTTTTTATAGTTGTGTTGTTACCAGTACTTAAACTAGTTTACAGGTTATGTAATTGGGCAAACAAAATCGGGTTCAAGGTAAAATGTAAAAAACCACCATCACCATCAGAAATTAGGAAAAGATTTCCAGATTTGAAAAAACTTAAAATACCGATGTTAACTTATCCTGATTGTCAAGCTTGTGATTGTTCTAGTGATGATATATTAGGTGGTGGTGGATTTGATGATACAAGTTGTAATGCTGATTTGAACATTGCTGAAAATTGGACACAACCATACAATGCTGGACCAAATGGTGAAAGTATAGAATTCGATAAGATTCAATATATGTTTGCAGGATGGGGTTGGGATGAAGTAGAACCAAGAGGACATCCTTATGAACAGAGAATCCCAAAAGCAGAGATGGGAGGAAATTCATATAGAAATTGGTACTATTATGTAAATATGTTACCTCCATGGGAGATCATCAATACGTTTTCACTAAAAGGAAACTATTTTAATCACCCTATTGTGGGGGCTACGAGTGGAGGTATTAGTAGAATAGGTGTAACATTCAATCCAGATTTCAATGTTGGAAAACAACATTATGACAACGCAATTGCTCTACTAGTAGATGAACAATGTTTCACATCACTTTCAGGACAAACATTATTAACATTCCAAAATCCAAATTTATCTAAGGATATTAACGCAGCCAATGTTATATCAGGTGTAACTTATACAAATATAGATATAGAAGTAAATTATGCCAATTTTTCAAACACTAATTTACAAAACAGTTCAGTTAATTATAGGATTGGAGGAAATGCCCCATTACAAACGACAGATTCGAAGTACTTTTTTCCTTCAGACTTGGAATACTTTCAGGTAATAACTGGAATGTCTTACAATCAGTTTGTTTCGTTAAACGTAACAAACAGTTCTTCTGGAGGGATTAATTTTCTATGTTTAAATGTGACTTTTAATTTATTACCAGACCCAAATATTAATGTAAATGCACAAAATTACCAAACATTAAATGAACACACGATCGAATATACGGATTGTTTTGGAGTTCAACAAATTGAAAGTTTAGTACCAGGACAATACTCAAGATGTGTCAGAACCCAACAAGGACAACAACCTCAAATAACAAATCAATGGACTGATCCAGCTAATCACACACAACCAGGTAGTGCAACACCAATTTCACCGCAAATACTATTCACTACAAACTGTTCTAATCAACCCACTCCACCACCTCAGAACGTATATGTACTGTCAGATAGTTTATACAAAAGATTATCAAAACAATTTACTTTATATTGGGATCCTCAAGGGTTCCAAACAGGTGCACCTTTTTCAGC